ATCTAGCATTAAATAATATATTGGAAATTAGTTTTCCGAGGAGACAAGATACAATAAACGAAATTCAATATGGTGGTATGACTTCCGAGACGGTTGAGATTGATGTTTTGAAAAAGCAATATCAACTGTTTCCGTACAATTACAAAAATGAATTTGAAAAATATACTCATCTAGATCAAAATGTCAAGTCGCCTCACACTCAAGCGTTTATTGATAAGTATTTTGCTAATCCAGATAATAAAGTTGTTAGTGATGTAATATTTGTTGATGTTGAAAGACCGAATCAAAAATACAGAGAAATATCAGCGCAGCGTAGGTCATCGTCTTTCTTTTTAAATAGTATTGTAGCTAAGATTGAGATATATGGTAGAAACGATTTATTTGCTGGCGACATTATTCGTATGAACCTTCCACAATATGAAGTTGTAGAAGGTGAAAAGGAATTACATCAGAGTTTATCAGGTTATTGGATGGTCAATGAGATGATCCACAAAATGGAAGGTAAGGAATACAGAATGGAAGTAACGGTGACAAAGGATCTTCCAAAGGCTGGAGGAGTTGACTAATGGCACAAGGTGGTTTTAAAAACTTACTTTGGTTTCTTGGTGTTGTTGAGGATAGATCAGATCCTCGCAGACTTGGACGTATCAAAGTAAGATGTTTCGACATTCATCCAGATAACAAAGATCAGGTTCCAACCGAAGATCTGCCATGGGCTATTCCAGTCCTTGGTGGCTATGATACAAACTACAAACCTCCACTTGAGGGATCTTGGGTATTTGGTTTCTTCTTGGATGGTGAAGATGCTCAACATCCTATGGTGATGGGTCTCGTTCCAGGCGTCACAACAACATCAGCAAATCCCGATGGCGCATTTAGTGGTTTTGACTATTTTCCAAAAGTCGAAGATCTTTATCAACCAGACATGCCTCGTCTTTCTCGCGGTGAGAATATCGAAGAAACAAACGTAGCTCGCCGTTATATTAACAGAGAATCGAATATTGGTTATGGTTGGGAAGAACCCAATCCCCCATACAATGCAGAATATCCTTATAATAAGATATATCAGACAGAATCTGGTCATGTTATGGAGTTTGACGACACTCCTGGATCAGAACGAATCAATATTGAGCATTTGACTGGTACGTTTACTGAGATTGCACCAAACGGTTCTAAGACAACGAAGGTTGTTGGCGATAACTATACAATCATCGAAAGTAATGATAAGGTATTCATCAAAGGCAATGCAGATGTTGTAATCTATGGCGCAAAGACAGTTAACATTGAGGGCGATTGCAATTTAACAGTTGACGGAACTATGAAAACAACTGTTCATGGTGATTATAACTTAGACGTTGCTGGCGCTATCAACATCAATTCTGGTCAAACATTCTTCCTCAAAAGCTCTGGGATCCGTCAAGAAGCATACCTCGATAGTATCAATCATTATGCTAGAGAGAACTATCATGTACAAGCTCGTAAGAATGTGAGTCTTCATGCTAACACTGGTACAATGAGTTTCTATTCATTAAGTACAATGCATCAAGAAACAGGCGCAACATATAACGTATTCGTTTCTGGTTCTAAAAACGAAAAGATTGGATCAAATTACGCTCAGCAAGTTTCTGGCTCGACCAGCATTGATAGTATTGGTGCTTATAAGTGGCACTTGAGCAGTACATATAATAGAGAAATTGAAGGAGCATCATACTTTAGGTTTGATGGAGACAGAAGTATTCACCTTGGTGCAGATACTTACTCCAGACACGATACTGGTGTAGATTATAGTTGTTCTACTGACCCCGTTCGGACAAGCACTAATAATTGTACAGATGTTCTAGGTCACACTCTCGGAAGTAATGGATCAGCTCATGTTGATCCCACTCCATCATTAAGAACTCTATTGGGCAATCCACCCGATTATTATTTCACAAAGAAAGTCGATCTAACAGTAGATCCCTATTCAATCTTTACGGATCCTGTTACAGATGATCCAGATACGCATGATAAGGAAGATTAATCATGACGCTTGAATCTGTAAAAGTACCTCAGTTGCCACTTGACAGTTTGATGGAAACATCATCTCAAGCTGTAGAGCAGGCTCCTGCAACAGCTCAACAGATATTCACGCCTGATAAGATGCAGGCATTTAAAACTAATATGCAAGTTGCACTCGACAGCTTTGGAACAGACTTGCCAACTGAATTACAAGGTTTGTCTTCTCAATTAGAACTGTCGAATAGTAAACTAGCTGACGTATTAGATGCCTCTGGATATACTGCTTTAGACATTGATAGTTTCGATTTCTCTATTGAGTCGTTGAGTGACATTTCAACTTCGATCACCTCTTTTGATAATATGGCAGCTGGTGGTTGTGACGTTCTACAAAATGCGTTAAGACAGATTACTGACCTCAGTGAGCTTTCGCTTGACGATATGGATATAGCTGGTGCTGCAGGTAATTTCATTGGAGGTATTGAAACAGATATTCAATCCCTTGTAAGTGGAGCTGCGCAGTCTGCAGCTAGTATTGCAGATGATCTAATTGGATCTGCTAATGATTTAGCAAGTGGTATTTCTTCTCAATTAACTTCCCTCTCTGAAATTAATCCAGGAGATGTGTTAAAGTCTCTTGAGGATAGCGCTGCTGGATTTTTGGGTTCTGTTGGTGGAGCATTAGACTCTCTAAAATCGGGTATTGAAAGTATTGATGTTGGCGATATGTTGAATATCACATCTGGATGTGCTGCAGCGACTAAGGCTAGCATTCAAACGCAAGCTAAGAATACCAAAAAGAATATTGATAAGCTCAAAGCGAATGCTACGACTGCAAACATTGACAAAGAGATTGCTGATCTTGCTGAGTCCTTTCAAACAGCGAAGGCATCGGAGGATGTATTTAAGATAACTGCAGGTAGTGTCAGTGAAGAAACGCTTGCTCATGTTCGTAACAGCCTGACAAAGACGGTAGAGATAGCAGAAGAATTTGCAAAGGATGAAAATATTCAGTCAGCCTTAGCGCAAACAGTTTCATCCGCTAAACAAATTGCTGAAAAGAATGCAGATGCAGATACCACTGCTTTGAACAATCTACACAAAACTCAAATTGCACAGGCAAACCAAAAAAGAGATGCGCAAATTGAAGCTGCTCTCTTACAGGCAAAAGATAAACTCAATAAAGTGCCAGAAATAATGGCTAAATTGGCAAATACAAGCAGGAAGAGATCTTTGGAACCAGCCCAAGCTGGCAGAGACATTGTTGAGAGAAAAGAGGTGCTGAAAGTAACATCAGCCGTTACTGTTATCAAACCAGCGCAGTTTAATCCAAGCAATTATAGATCTAGTACAGCCAGTCGTCTAAATTCACTCAATCCAGCTGTGAGAGTAACATTTGCCTCTGCAATTGAGAAGTTTATCGAAGATTACTATGCGAGTGGATTTGATATTCGCATTACATCTAGTTTGAGAAGTATAACCAAACAGAGATCTTTATATAATAAATTAAAACCTCTGGGTCAGCCTGTAGCCTTTCCTGGTAATAGTTGGCACAACTATGGTATGGCTATTGACGTTCAAGTATTTAAAGATGGTTCGCCTCTAGCTCGTGACAATGCCGTTTATACGGGTATATTGAGACAGACGTTTGCACAGTTCAATCTAACAAACCCATTTGCTGGAGATAGAATTCATTTTCAACCTACACAAATTGCAACCAGTCCAAAAAACATTAAAAATGGTTTACTTGTAGCTGGTAGAGTTAATACCAAAGCTGTATCAGCTTTGGTTGGTTAATATAAATAAAATAAAGTATTAGGAGACATTAATGGCTCGTTCGCCGCTCACAGCAAGGGTAATTTACTCAGATATCTTTACGAATCTGGACATACATCCCGTGAATAAAGGTGTTCTGCGTAAGACGAACGTAGATGCTGTTAAGCAGTCTATTCGTAATATCCTTTTGACAGATAAGGGTGAGAGACCATTTCAACCAAACTTTGGTGGAAACATTAGAGCATTGCTTTTTGATAACGCAACGCCACAGACATTTGACTTTGCAAAACAAAATATCAGAGCAGCAATTGAATCTTATGAACCAAGAGCTGATGTCATGGATGTTGTTATAAGTGGTGAAATTGACCGTAACGAAATCTCTATCACAATCGTTTTCAGAGTAATAAATATAGAAACCCCTGTAACATTAGAAGTTGTCTTAGAAAGAGTAAGATAAATGGCAAGCACACCTATTGCACAGCTTGATTTTGATCAAATCAAGAATAATATTAAAACGTATTTGCAGGGGCAAACACAGTTTGCTGATTATGATTATGACGGATCAACATTATCCGTTCTACTTGATGTTCTTGCATACAATACTTTCTATAATAACTTCTACTCAAACATGGCTCTGGGAGAGATGTTCCTAGACTCAGCACAGCTTCGCTCATCTATTGTTTCTCACTGTAAAGAACTTAACTATCTTCCAAGATCATATCGCTCTTCTCGCGCAACTGTTACTCTGACTTTCTCTCCAGGTGACTCTCCATCATTCATCACAATTCCTAAGGGAACCAAGTTCACAACACAAGTTGACGGAACAACCTACACATTTAACACAGATATTGCTTATACTGTAAAACCAGTCGATGGTGTGTATTCTCTTACTAACGTTCAGATATTTGAAGGAACATTGGAAACTGAATTGTACTCAGTAACTGCAACTTCCAAGTATACTATTTCAAATGATCAAGTTGATACCGATAGTGTGGATGTGAGATTATTTGCTTCTTCAGCATCTGGAGCAGCAGTTGACGAATATGTTTTCAAACCAAATCTGTTTGATGTTACGGCAGCACAAAAGGTTTATTATTTACAGCCAGCCGAAAAGCAAAGTTATGAAGTTACATTTGGTAACAATGCATTTGGTAGAGAGCCAATAATTGGTGAGGTTGTTGAGATTAGCTATCGAGTGTCTTCAGGCACAAATCCCAATGGAGCTACGACATTTACTCCAACAGGAACCATCTCTGGCTACACAGCAACAGTAACAACAACAGTTAATTCTGAAGCTGGGGCTGAAAGAGAGTCACTTGAGTCAATTAAATTTTATGCACCAAAGTCTATTCAAATTCAAGAAAGAGCTGTTACTGAATCAGATTATGAAAATCTATTGAAAAATGAATTTGCTGAGATTCAAGCAGTCTCGGTTTATGGTGGAGAAGAACTAACTCCTCCGAGGTATGGTAGAGTGATCGTTGCTGTCGATGTTTCGGGTGCTGATGGAGTATCTGAAAATAACAAAGTTAAATATGCTAACTTCCTTAATGATCGTTGCCCTCTCTCCATTGAACCTGTTATAGTTTCACCGGACTTCTTATATGTTCGTGTGATTAGCACTGTTTTCTATAATACGAAACTCTCAGCTAAGTCAGATGGTCAAATTGAAACAATTGTTAGAAATGCAATCTCTGGTTATAATACAAGCTCCTTAGCAGATTTTTCCAAGAATGCAAGGCAATCTAGACTTGCAAGAGCGATTGATGATTCCGATTCAGCTATTGTATCTAATGATACAGAACTTCAGATGATTATTGATCTGAATCCATTACCTAATGTTGCAACAACATATTCCTTCTCATATAAGAATGCTTTGGTTGTTGATCACCCTCTTGAACTAGGCGAAGATATTACTGCTCATAAGTCTGCTGTTAAGTCTTCAAACTTTGTTTACAATAATACAACAGCATTTATTCAAGATGAAGGGAATGGTATTCTGCAGATCCTTACCAATGCAGCTGATGGATTCCTTATTCTCGACACAAATATTGGGACGGTAAACTATGAAACTGGTGCAATTACAATTAATAACCTAACTGTACCATCTTTTACGGGGTCAGCTATTAAGTTGTATGGCAGACCAAGAATTCAGGATATTATTGGTCCAAAGGATAGAATTATCTCAATTAGAGATACTGATGTAGGCGTTGAAGTAGAGGCGGCTGAAATTTAATGCATGATATAAGTCAAAAAATTTCAGGGTATATTGAAAACCATTTTCCTAGTATTTACAGGGAAGATGGACCAGTACTTGTGGATTTTATTCAGGCTTACTTCGAATTTCTTGAAAGAAACGAATACGCAGCCACTAAACTTAGCAGGTCAATGTTTGCAAATAGAGATATTGACGAGTCTCTGGATGCATTTATAATTCATTTCAAAGAACAGTTTCTAGCAGATTTTGACTTTTCCACAGTAGTTGATAAAAGATTTTTAATTAAGAACATTATGGATTACTATCGCTCTAAGGGTACACCAAGAGCTGCTAAACTTCTTATTCGATTTGCCTTTAATGAAGATACCGATATCTATCTACCAGGTAGAGATGTACTAAAACCATCTGATAGTAAATGGACTAGACCAGTCTATCTAGAATTGACTAAAAGCGCGCGAACTGCTTCATTTATTGATCAGCAGATTACTGGTTCAATTTCTGGCGCAACAGCCTTTGTAGAGAGTGTTGTTACAAAAAAAATTAATGGTAAAATAATTGACGTTGCCTACTTGAGCAACGTGAGGGGAACTTTTATTACGGGAGATCTTGTTTCCGCTGATAGTACTATATTAAATGCACCAAAAGTTGTAGGATCTTTGTCAACACTAACTGTTCTTAATGGTGGTCAAAATAATGTAATTGGAGATATATTTGAGGTCCTTCATACATCTGGTAAACAGGGACAAGCGCGCGTAACAGGCATTGAAAATGCAACTGGTCGTGTTGAGTTTGAACTTGTAGATGGCGGTACTGGTTATACCCTGAACACACCAGATGATGGTAACGACACAAACGACTATACAAAAGTGAGAGTTGCAACAGCTATGTTGTTTGTCGACAACTCAAACACATCAAACCAATTCCTTCAATTTGAAACGGTACGGCAAGATAAAGAACAAGTAACAGCACTCAGCGCCAATGATGTTGTAACAGCTTATGCTAATACTTCTGCTGGAGATTACCTGCTGGGTGTCAAAACATATGTGGATAGTTACACAGCAAATACCACTAACGGTCCTGGTTTTGATAGAACTGTTAGTACAGATCTTATTGTTGTTACTGTTGATGATGTAGAAATTGCAAATACAGAATATACTGTAACCTCAGCCAATGTTATTTTTGATAGTGATCCTTCTGATGGAGCTATTGTAAAACTAGTTAATTATAACGTTGTAGCAAATGGTATAATCTCAACAATTACTGAAATTGGCTCAAATGTTGTTTCAGAAATGGTTTTGTCATCTGGAACATTTGGCACTCAATTAAGTATGGACTTTTCAAATAATGCTCCATATGCCAGTGGAGAAATAATTTTTGAAGAGCAGGACTGGGAACTAACGGTATCAGATACGAGTGGGTTCTCTAATGATGATATCGTAGAAATGAAAGTATATACGCTGTCAGATGCAAATACATTATATCTAACGTCATATGCATATGGAACAGTGGCTAATGTAACCAACTCAAGCATTATGTCTCTAACTAATGCCTTCGGTGCATTTGAAGCCAATGGTGAGATTCAAATTCAGGGTGATGCATCAGCTAATGCTACAATTGTCAGCGCAGATGTCACGCTTCCTGGCGCTACAGGAATACTAAGCAGTCAGACAGATGCTAACACATGGATTGTTAGAGAAGTCTCCGGTGCATTTACACCAGGAAAACTAGTAATTGGTCAACGGTCCAGAAACGTTGATGCTGTATCTTCAGTTTCTAATACAGCTGCAAGTGAAATTTGGTACAATGGCAACTCTGCTGCCAATGGTGTAATTGATAGTACTTCAAATACAAGTACACAAGGTATTGTAGTTGGACAAAACACAACTTCAGTGGGACTGTTTGGAAACACTAGTCCGTTCTTATTCTTAGAGGGCGCGGGCATGTCAATTCAAACTGTTAGACAAGAAATTAAAGAACATGACCTCCTTGCCTCGCCTAACTTGGATCTAGAAATCACGAGATTAGGAACGGGAAGTGGTGCTACATTCTTGCCAGGAAGTCTTGAAAATGAAGAAGATGTGACATTAAATCTAGATCTGTTAAGCGCTAATAATACAGCAAACGTTGCGTTCATGGATATTGGTGTCAGTGCAGGAAACTCTGGTATTGGATTTGTTGAAAGTGTTATAATCTACAGTGGCGGAACTCTTTATTCCAATGGACAAGTATTAACATTTACTGGTGGTGGGTATGCTGGAGGTAATCCAACAATTACTGCAGTTGGTACAATTACAACTGACGGCAGTGGAGTAATTACAGCAATAACAATGACTAATCCAGGTGAAGGATATTATACTGTGCCATCATTTAGCCTACCATCTACTGGGGGAGATGTTGCTAACGTAGAATTGAATATGGCATTTGGTTACGGCTTTGTAAAGAGCCCAACAGGTAATGCTAACAGTACCTTTAGTGAGATGTTTAGTTTTGACACATTTACAATGGGTGAAATTTCAGCTTTGACGAGAATCAATCCGGGCAGCGACTACAATACGGATCCACATATCTCCGTTCATAATCCATATGTAGCAGGATTTCAAAGAAAGAGCATTCTTTTGAATATCAGTATTATTTCTGGATCATTTGCTGTGGGAGAAGTGATTAGACAAGATGGAATCAATAAAGGCGAGGTTGTATCGGCTTCTCTCACGCAACTTATACTCAAAAGAACTTCATTTAACACATCTTTTAATGTTAATAATATTACTGGTGCTACAACCTCGTCGATCGCAAGCGTCAGTTCAGTAGCCACTGTTGAGGACTCTCTTGCTATGGGTGAAAATGCTGTTATTACTGGCACAGTAATTGTGGCAGATGGCGTTGCAACTGATCTAGAAATTACTGATTCGGGTTATGGTTATAATAACGAAGCAAGTGTGACATTAAGTCGTCCAGAGAATCCAAGTGTAGTAACTGCTACAACTGGAGTTACCCAACAAGGTATTGGAAGTGGGTTCTGGACAACAGAGAACTCTCACCTAAACTCTAATAAAAAGATTCATGACAACAGATACTATCAGGAATATTCCTATGATATTCAAACTGGTATATCTTTAGATCGTTATAGAAGACTTGTGAAAGATGTTCTTCATGTTGCAGGAACTGAGCTTTTTGGCACAGTAATTAAAAATAGTAATATAAATATTAATACTACTACAGCTACTACAACAGTAGATACCGTTTCAACCTCCTTATCGTAAGCAGAGATATGGCTAAAATTGTTACATCAAATCTAAAGACTCATATGGCTCGGCAGTTTGTTGAGTCATTTGATGAATCTTCTAATACTCTGTATTACACGTTTGCGGCAAGACCTCTTCCGTGGACAGATGATACTTCGCCTGATGCTGCAAATGCAAGTATTCAGGAGTATCATTATAATGTATGGGACGAAATGGTCTTTGGCAAGAAGGTTGCTAACACTGACCTCAAGCATATGATTGCTCGTAACGATTGGACTGCTGGCACAGTTTATGACACATATGATCCAACAGATGCTTCACTTTCTACAAAGGATTTCTTTGTTGTTTCCCAAGAAGGCGCAGATTATTATGTATTTAAATGTTTAAATAACAACAACGGCGCTCAGGCAAACGATCAACCATTATTCTCTGAAACGTCTGCTGAAGATGAGTTCTATCAGACGAACGATGGCTATCAGTGGAAGTATATGTACAAAATTACTCAAGCCAATTTTGACAAATTTGCAACAGCTGACTATGTTCCCGTTATTCCAGATAGTAATGTGACAGCAAATGCTGTTAATGGATCAATTGAAGGTATAAATCTAACAAGTGCTGGCATCAATTACAATAGTTACGCTAACGGTACTGTTAAAGAGGCTGCTGTTGCAGGTAACACGCTTCTGTTTGGTCTACAGAGTACATCAGTAACACTAAGTGCTAATACTGATTTCTATAAAAATAGCACGATTTATATTCGTTCTGGTACGGGCGCTGGTCAGGCAAAAACAATTGGGGAATACATTGTAACGGGAGACGAGAGACGAGTTCTTCTCACGTCTGCATTTAGTACTCTACCAGATACAACTTCTGTTTTTGAAATTGGTCCGAGAATTATCATTGATGGTGATGGCAGCGGAGCTGTTGCTGTTGCTACTGTTAATTCCTCTGCTAATTCAATCGCCAATGTTGAAATTATTTCAAAAGGATCTGGTTATAGTTATGCCAATGTAACAATTACTGGCAACACAGGCACTCTTGTTGCAGCAAACACTGCTGTTGGTGTCGCTCTAATCTCACCACCAGGTGGTCATGGCTCTAATGTTATTAATGAGCTATTTGCTGATAAGGTTTGTATCTCTACAACGTTTGCAAATACAGAATCTAATACTATTCCTATTGCTAACGATTATCGTAGAGTTGGATTGCTTAAGGATCCAAAGTTTGCAAACGTTGAGTTGACATTAACAACTTCAACAGCATCGAGTTTTACAGATGGTGAGGAAGTAATTCATTACGTTGCCCAATCATCAAATACTCTTCTCAAAACATTTACCTACACACTTTCTCGTTACCAAACAGCAACACTTGCTGATGATGCTGGATTTGCTGTGGGTGATTCTGTTAGCACGACGACAGGTAAATCAGGCGTAATTATTGCTGCAAATACTTCAGCAAACACAATTAATATTCTTAAAGATTCTTCAAGTGCTGCCCTATCAAATACTGATATCATTTCTGACGGAACAAATACTAAAAGAATTTCAAGCGTCTCAAACGCCAATCCAGTTGTGGTAGTTACTACAGCTGCTCATGGACTTGCAAACGCCACTCCCCTCGTTTTCTCAGGCATTCCAGAAGCTACAGCCATTGATGACACGATGGCAACAACATACTATCCACTGGTAACAAATACGACCGCTTTTGAGCTTTATACGGATTCTGCATTATCAACAGCTCTAGATGGTGGGTCCGATGTAGCTGGTACTAATGGATATTTGTCTAATGGAAGTAAGATTACAACAGTAGATGCTATTGAGTACACACATACTGGTAACAATGATCCAATCTTTGGTAAAGATGATGCCTCTCAGAAGTTTGGTATGGGTCCAAACGTTTCACAGAGTACTGACCTGCCAGTTGAGTTAGTTGTAGAGTTAAACGGAACGGTCGTGTCGTCTAACCACCATGTAACAACTTCAAACTCTTATTTCACTGCTATCAACCAAACTCTTGATCCAGCATCTGATGTTGTTGTAGCGAAGGTATATACAACAGTAGAAACAATGTTGACTGCTGATTACATTGGAAGAACAACAGGCGAAGTTAGTAATAGAGCTGGCTCAATTCTAAGATTGAGAAACATTAAAGGCAATTTCTCAACTGGTCAAACAATTAAAGGTCTGACCTCTGGCACAACTGCTGTTATTTCTTCGATTGATAGGAGCTTCAATACGTTTAACCAGCTAACAGAGTTCTCAGTACAGATTACATCTACTGGTTCTATTGGTGGAATAGCTGGGACAGGATTTGCTGAGGATGACTTTGTTTCACAATCAACGACCTCATCTAGTGGTTATATGTTTGGAGTAGCAAACACCATCACGCGCTACATTACTAGTGTCACAGCAACTAATCCCGCTGTAGTGACTACAAGTATTGCACATAATTTTGCAAACGGCGACTTCATCACATTCAAGGACGTTAACGGTACAGCGCTTGATGACGATGCTGCTCCAACAACCTACTTTGTGCAAACTGTAAACACAACAGCATTTCAAGTGTACACAGACTCCGCGTTGTCAACTACATTTAACAACTCTTCAAACACTGCTGCAAATACAGGTATTGTAATAAACTCGGGTGGTTATGCAGGCACACTAAATTCTAATAAGACATTTTACTTAAATAATGTCAGAGGGACATTTAGTGTTTCAGATGATGCAACTGGCACTATAAATAGTTTCACTACTGCTAATGGAGCTGAGGCTAAGATTAATTCAAGAATAGATCCAGATCTAGTTGATGGTGAAGGTGAAGTTCTTTATGTTGAGAATATTCAGCCAGTTACAAGAGCAACCGATCAGTCAGAAAAAATTAAACTTATATTTGAATTCTAAGGGAAGTATAATAAATGGGCTTCGATACCAATTTCAATCAGGATCCTTACTTCGACGACTTTGATGAAACGAAGAACTTTCATCGCGTTTTGTTCAAACCAGCGGTCGCAGTACAGGCAAGAGAGCTAACACAGCTTCAAACTATCCTTCAGAATCAAATTGAGCGATTTGGTAATAATATTCTAAAAGAAGGCACTATTGTTGATGGTTGTGCTTTTACTTATTTGAACAGACTTGCCTATGCTAAGATTCTAGATCTACAAACAGATGGCCAGCCAGTAGTAATGAGCAATTATGAAGGTGCTCGTGCTGTGGGTCTATCAAGTGGTGTTGAAGCATTTGTTGTTAAAGTTTCTACTGGTCTACAATCGCAGGCTCCTAATTTGAATACACTACACCTACGCTACGTTAAGTCAAGCACAGATGGTGTAAATAAAGCATTCACAACTACTGAAAATATTCGAATTGAAAACTTCACAACTGGTGCTGTGATCACGACTGTAACAGCTGCTGGTACTGGTTCTATTGGCAATGGAACAGGACTAAAGGTGGCTGATGGTTATATTTACCAGAAAGGTGCCTTTATTAGAGTTGCCGAGCAAACAGTAATTGTTGATAAGTATTCAATAACCCCGGATGATCTAGCTGTTGGGTTTGTTTCTGCAGAAACACTGACAAATAGCAACAATGATACATCTCTACTTGACAATGCACAAGGTTACAACAACGAAAATGCTCCAGGCGCTGATCGGCTTACGGTCACTCCGGTTCTCACAGTCAAAAGTGTTGCTCTAGCTAATGCCGATGAGGATTTCTTTACACTCGTAGAATATCAAAACGGGTCTCCAGTTAAGCGCCGAGAAACAACAGTGTATTCGACTCTTGGAGCAGAAATGGCTTCTCGGACCGCCGATGAGTCTGGCAATTATACCATTAGACAGTTTCCTCTTCGTGTTGCTGCTGGCGCAAACTCAGATTATGTAGTAGCAAAGGTTGGTCCTGGAGTTGCTTATGTTGAAGGATTTAAAGTAGAAAATTATGGGGAAATTGATGTAAATATTGATGCATCAACCGACTTCATTTCTGAAACAAATGAACCTATTACACAGTCCCTTGGTCATTATGTTGTAGTTGATGAATTGAATGGTAACTTCGGTCTTAATGATAATAGTCTCGTTTATCTCTATAACCAATTCCAAGGAGCTAGAAGTGCAAATAGCACCATTGGTACTGGTGGTGCTGGTGGTACGCAAATTGGTACAGCTAGAATTAGAGGTCTTGAATATAAGACTGGAACAGTCTCTGCAAATACTTGTCAATATAATGCTTATCTGTTTGACATCCGCATTTCGAATTCTAGCTATTCGTTTGCTGACACAAAGGCAATTATCTATGACGAAGGCACTGGTGTAGCTAACGAAGGTTGTGCGGACGTTGTTACAAACTCAGCCAATAAGGCTGTTATTGAGGACGTAGGATTCAAAAAGACATATTTTGCTATTGGACAAGACGCAATTAAGGCTACCTCCAATAGACAATTTACATATACCACATCTCAGACATTTACAGCTAGCGGTAGCGGCGGCAATATTTCTGCTCCTTCTGGTGGTCAGTTCCCATATAGTGATAGCACGCTCAGTGCTGCTATTAAGTTATCTGATCTCGTTGTTCTTGATCCAAATGGTAATCCAGTCGATCTCAGCAGTGTCACAGTAACAATCAGTGGCGGCAGCGCAACGATGACATTTGCAAGTCTGCCAATTGCTAGTGGTACGTATTATGTGTATCATAAAACAACAAGAACATCTGCTGTTCCAGTCACGAAAGAAAGTAAGACTGTCTTTGTTAAGGTTGCCGCTAATACAAATCCAGGTGGCGTAACTGGTAAGTATTCTCTCGGTCTTCCAGATGTATATAATATCGTTGACGTTTACAGAGCTACTGATGGATCATATGTTGCTAACACGTCTTTGTCAGTTAAGGAATTCTTTGATCTTAAGCCAAACCAAAGAGACGCGTACTATGATCTTTCATACGTTCAAAAGAAAGCAGCTCTGACTATTGGTGCTAACGATACTCTTTTGTTTGAAGTAAAAGTATTCGACAGAACAGGTTCCTCAGGCGCTGGTTTTGCAACTGTTGACAGTTATACAACACTTCCAACAAGTTCGGTCGATTTTCAAGACATTCCAGTTTATACATCAGAAGATGGTGGTAGATACGATTTAAGAAATGTTGTCGACTTTAGAGGATACACAGCCAATACAGCTGACTATGCTGAAACAGTTGGAGCGGCTACCGTAGTGACTACTGCAGTTGGTGCTGCGCTTTCATTCTCGGGGGAACAGTATAACATTTCTCCTAACGAAAACGCAGAGATAGACTACGATTATTATATCGGTCGTAGAGATAGAATTTACATTGACTCTAACGGTGGTTTTAGAGTGGTCAATGGTGTTCCAGCAGCCCTTCCGAGGATTCCAGCTGCTCCAGCAAGCTCAATGACAATCGCATCAGTTTACGTTCCTCCATTCCCAGCTTTGACTTCTTTTGCAGCCAATAGAGCAAAGAAACCAGGGCATGCTGTGAAACTGAAACTTCAAAACATCCGTGGATATACTATGGATTCCATTGGTAAAATTGATAGACGAGTACAGCAACTCGAATACTATACAATTCTCAATCAGCTTGAGCAGTCAACTGAAAAGAAAATCATTACAGACGGAGCCGGCAATAATAGATTTAAGAATGGTATCTTTACAGACTCATTCCAAGATCTTCTAGCTGCTGAGGTCTCAAGCCCAGATTTTGCTGCAGCTATTGATCCAGCTCGGAAAGAGCTGACACCAAAGTTAGATCAGTTTGATATCGATCTTAAGGTTTCTGCTACATCAAGTGTAACAGATTTTGGTGCAGGCGCCACATTATCTAAAACAGACATTACTCTTATTGATCAGCCATTTGCTACAATTAGTAGAAACTGTGTAAGTAATTTTTATAGCTTTGCTGGTACCGCATTTATCTTCCCTGATTATGATGAGGGTCACGATGTAGTTAATGCACCAGATATTGATTTAGAAATTGATCTTTCTACCCCATTTGTTGAATTTGCCGAAGCTCTTGGACAGTTTGTTCCTCTTCAATCAACAAGCAGCTCTGTTATTGCCCAGTCCGCAAGTTCGAGTGTCAGTACGAGCACATCAACAACATCGAATTGGTGGGACACGTGGAGCTCAACAACTGCTACAACATCCACTACTGTTACAACTACTACATCTACTATTGAAGATATAACCAACCAACTACAAGTTCAGGCTGGTAATAGAGTCACTCAAGATGTTGGTGACTTTGTAACGGATATTACCTTCAATCCATTCATGAAGTCCAGAGAAGTTTCTGTTCTTGCTGTTGGTATGAGACCAAATCAGAAGATGTATTTCTTCTTTGATAAAGTTGATGTGAATGCGCACGTTGCTCCAGCAGCTTCTTCTAATGCTGGTGATGTTGATGATATTCGTAACTTTAGAAGATCTCGCACATACGGGACTCAAATTCAGGCTGACGCAGACGGAATAGTGAGAGCTATTTTCCGTATTCCAGCCGGAACGTTCTTCGTTGGTGAAAGAATTTTAGAAATCATCGACGTTGATACGTATGCTGAGAAACCCAATGCAATTTCAATTGCATCAGTTTCATACAATGCATTCAACTACTCTGTGGAAAAAACAGGACTGAATGTTAGCACGAGACCAGCAAGCACTTCAGTTGTATCAACAAGCGACATAACAACTTCTGTTTCTACAAGTGTGGATAGAAGAACAACACTGAGCATCACCTCCGATCCACAAACTTGGGGTTTTGACGAAGGCGATGGCGGTGACGATCCAATTGCTCAAACATTTATGGTTAAGCCAGAAATGGCTCCAAACGATAATATCGTATTTGCAACAAAACTTGATGTGTTCTTTAAGGAGAAAAGTTCTACTGCTGGTATAACAGTAATGCTGAGAGAAACTGTTAATGGTTATCCTGGCTCTAGAATACTTCCGTTCTCCAAAATACATCTCAAAGCAAGTCAAGTAAACGCAAATAATACTGCTGCTCAAGCAACAACAGTTACGTTCGACGCTCCTGTAGCTCTTAGAACTAATGCTGAATATTGTTTTGTGTGTAAGCCAGATAACGATGATCCAGACTATAGAGTTTGGGTAAGTAAGGCTGGTGGAACAGATGTTCTTAACAACATTAAAGTTACTCAAGATGTAACTGATGGAACCTTGTTTACATCTACGAACGATCGCGCTTGGTCTGCAGTACAGGATGAGAACATTAAATTTAAAATTCACAGAGCAAACTTTTCTGCAAATACAGGAACGATTACATTTACAAATAAGGAATCAGAATACTTTACTGTTAATAGTGTTTCTGGATCGTTTGAAAATGATGAATATGTCTTCGTCAATGCAACACCTGTAAGTGCTCAAACAATTAATATGCAGGTTGGTAATACAACTATCGTTGGAACAAATACTACATTCAGTAGTTACTTCAGTGCTGGCGATCATATTATTGTAAAGGCTAACAATACAGTATTTGATGTTCTAGAAATTAAAACAGTGTCCAACAATACACAACTTATTTTGAATGATATTCCAAAATATACAAATGCTGCATCAGAATTCTTTAGTTCTATTGTTGGTACAGTCAAGCTATTCAATACGAATACTCCGGCAAAGTTATATCTAGATAACTCAACAGCTACAACATCAACATATTTCACCGCTAATGATGTTGTTATTGGTGAAGAGTCTGGAGCTGTGGCAAGAATTGAAAGCGTGGACAATAAGAACATTAGTATCATTGCTCCAAATATTTACCGTGTAAATAGTACAAACACATCTACTGCACTTAGAGCTACGAGGTTGTTTAGAGATGATACGAATGCAAACTACACTGTCAATCCTCTAGAGTTTAATGACTACAACTTCTTAGATGTAAATTCAACGGTAGTTAAGAGCTTTAGTAATGAAAAGGCTGATAGCGATGCTAATAGATCTTTTGCTCTACAAGTAACACTCAAAAACATCGCACCAACTTCTGGTAATAGTATTGGTATTTCAAGCTCCCCATTTATTGATACAGATATTGCGGCTGTAAAGGTATTCGAGTATCTTGTTAATAACAATTCTACAGATGAATCTGGTCTGGATGGAGTTGTTGGTCTTGCATCTTCTAAGTATGTTTCTAAGATTGTTTCTCTCCGCGATGGATTGGATGCAGAAGATCTCAAGGTGTTCTTGACAGCATATAATCCAACTGGAACAACAATCCAGGTATATGGTAAGTTCTTGAATACAGAGGATCCAGAAGCATTTACTGCTAAACCTTGGACACTAATGAATGCGAAGGCTACAAACCCAACTTCAAACAAAGCTAATAGGTTTGACTTTAGAGAACTTGAATTTGGGCTACCATCTTCAGCACCAGTTTCTGGCGCAGCGTTCTTAAACTCTTCTGACATTTTCGAATATACAGATGGCGGAGCTACATATAACGACTATAAATATTTTGCAATAAAGGTTGTATTACTTGCTAATGGTCATCATAGAGTTCCACGACTTTTTGATATCAGAGCGATAGCATTGGCGGCATAATGGATACCTACGTGAGAGATCAAGTCAATCCAAAAGCTGTGTTGAATACAGACGTTGAGGGGCTTAAACAGTATAAATTAAAGAAGGCGCAAACAATGCGCGTAGAAGAATTACAAAAAGAAGTAATTAGTCTAAGAGATGATATGACTGAAATTAAAGATTTACTTCAAGCATTAGTTAGACAGGAATAACTAGAATGGCAAAAGCATTTTACGCGGGAGCAAACGTAAACAGTACCACCGGTACTTTTGCCACGTGGCTCGAAAGAACTAATCAGATAGTCTATGATATGAGCGACGTAGTTGTTACTGTCGCTGATGTTACTTCAGCAAATAGTACTAACGGTTCTCAGACTACTGGTAATGCTCACATTCAGGGATATCTTTCAGCAAATGTTTTGATTGCAACTGAAGAACTCAGAGGTGGTCGGAATGCTGAATTTGGCAACTCAGCCACATTACTCATCTCTTCAAATGTTGCAATTGGTAATACAGGTGGCTCTGAAACGCTCTTTGTAGCTGGTAACTCAACATTAGAAGGCACACTTGAAGTTGATGGTGTTGTTACTTTTAATGCTAACCTCGCCCTTTCAAATACAAGTATAAGCGGCGAACTCAGTTTCGTTGATACAACTCAATCCACAAGTTCTAGCACAGGTGCTGCTAAGTTTGCTGGTGGTGTAGGTATCGCCAAAGACTTGTTTATTGCTGGCAACACAGACATTACTGGCAACCTTTCAGCAGATGTTTCGGTTGCAGCAAACGTCTTGATTGCAACTGAAGAACTCAGGGGTGGTGTGTTTGGTAACTCGGCTACACTTCTCGTTTCTTCAAATGTCGCAATTGGTAACACGGGCGGTTCCGAAACTTTCTTTGTAGCTGGTAACTCGACGCTTGAAGGATCTTTAGAAGTTGATGGTGTTGTAACATTCAATGCTAACCTAGCATTTTCAAACTCTACTACAACACATATTTCTGGTGATACGACATTCACTAGCGCAATGTCAATTACTGATAGCACACAAGCAACCAATACGAATACAGGTGCTCTGACAGTTGACGGTGGAGCTGGTTTTATTAAAGACGTCTTTATTGGGGGCGATACTGATATTACTGGTGATGTAATTGTTCGTGGGGATACGACATTTGCCAGCATAATGTCAATTACTGATACCACACAAGCAACCAATACGAATACAGGCGCTCTGACAGTTGACGGTGGTGTAGGTATTGCCAAAGACGTGTTTATTGCTGGTAATACAGATATTCTTGGGGATACAATTGTTCGTGGTAACTTTGATGTAGAAGGTGTATTCAATCTTCCAAGTAATACGAACCTAACAGTTAACGACACTCAAACACTGACGTTTACTGTTACTTCATTAGCTACTATTAACGGTAATACTATTTTTGGTAATGCTGCGACCGATTCAGTTACGTTTAATGCTCGCGTTGAGTCCAACATCATACCAATCACTGCCAATACATACGATCTTGGTTCATCTTCACTAAAGTGGAATGACCTTTATGTCTCAAATGCAGAGATTACATACGCAAACATTTCCGCAGAAGTTAATGCTCCAATCATTGATACTTCAATTCGTGTACAGTCTCCTCTCTACTATGTTGAAGATCAGGGCGACATTCGCTTCTATGAAGACAATGTTAATGGTTTAAACTATCTTGCTTTTCAAGCACCAGCAAGTGTAGCAAGTAACGTTACTTGGACATTACCAAGTGTAGACGCAGCGATAAGTGGCTACGCACTAGTAAGTAACGGTTCAGGTACACTAAGTTGGGGTCCACCTGGTCAGACCACAACTGCAGATACAACTACGAATACAGATTTCTATATTCACTTTGACAGTACGACCAGTGGCGCTGTCACATCGGTAAAACATGACACTGGACTGAGATATAATCCAAGCACAGGAACTCTAACAGCAGATGTTGTTACTGGGCAAGCTGGCACAGTTGCAGCTCTTACGGGTCTTGACACTGGAGATCTTACAGAAGGTTCTAGACTATATTATACAACCACGAGAGCGAACACAGCAATCGATGCAAGAGTTACAAAGTCGTTTGTTGATGCCCTAAATGTGGATGCTGACACATTTGATAGTCTAAACTCTACACAGTTCATCAGAAGTGATGCGGCAGACGTAGTAAGTGCAAATACAAACTGGACTGATAACTCAAGACTACTAATTGGTAATAGCTCCGATCTACAAATTTACCACAATGCAACTGACAGTTACATCGTTGATAATGGAACTGGTAGTATTCTAATTGCTGCCTCTCGGATTGCTCTTCATGGTGGCGCAGATGCTGCTGAAACCATGGCAACCTTTGTTGACAATGGTGCAGTTACATTGTATTATGATAATTCTCCAAAAATTGCTACTGCTTCCGGTGGTGTTACAATTACAGGTACAGCAACTGCCACAACATTCTCTGGGTCTGGCTCTGGTCTAACTGCTCTTAATGCCTCAAACATCTCAACTGGCACATTAGCATCGGCAAGACTATCAGGAACTTACTCAATTAGCATTAGTGGCAACGCTGCAACAGCTACGTCAGCTACGTCAGCAACAAATGCCACAAATGCTACGAACTTTGCAGTAACAAATAATACAACAGAGAATGGTAATCTTTATCCAGTATTTGTTGATGGAACTTCTGGTAATCAGGGTGGTGAGGTTGCTTCAACGAAACTTACATTTAATCCATCAACTGGAACACTAACGGCGACAGCGTTTAGCGGTAATGGTTCTTCCCTTACCAATGTTGATGCAACTACTGTTGATGGTGTCAATTCAACGAGCTTCCTTAGAAGCGATGCAGCAGATACTAAAACATCTGGTGACTTAACACTTAACGATAACATTGCACTTAATTTGGGTACTGGTCTTGATGCAGAATTATACTTTAATGCAACCCAACTAATTCTTGATATGAACAGCGATGCTGATTTCTTAATTAGAGATGGCAATAGCGCCAATGCAACAAGATTCACTTTTGATACTAGTTCAGGTAACTTTACAGCAGTTGGTGAAGTAATTTCAAGTTCAGACGCTCGCCTCAAGGAAGATCTTGAAGTAATTCCAAATGCATTAGATAAAGTTAAGCAGCTTTCTGGGTATACATATAGAAGAATTGATTTGAATAATGTAACTCAAGCTGGTGTGATCGCTCAGGAAGTTGAGAAGGTTCTTCCAGAAGTCGTAGAAGAAGATGGAGATGGTTACAAATCAGTAGCTTACGGCAACATGGTTGCGCTCTTGATTGAGGCTATTAAAGAGCAGCAAAAGCAAATTGATGAACTAAGAGGTAAGTCGCATGACCACTAAGATTACATCTACTGGTATTACATTTAATGATTCAACAGTTGCAACTACCCGAGCCCATATGCTTGGTCCGCCAGGTCCTTCAGGCTCTACGGGTGCAACAGGTCCACAAGGTACACAGGGACCCCCAGGACCACCGGGACCTCCTGGTCCAGCCGGACCTGCGGCACCTCCTCCTCCACCACCGCCTCCGGCGTGCGGTTGTTTCTTAGATGGCACGAAGGTATTGATGCTTGATGGTACTCAGAAGAACATTGAAGATATCAATGTCGGTGAACATATTGTTTCACATGTAAATGGTTCTGTAGAAGTTGTAGCGAAGAAATCTGGTCCAGTTGCCTGCAACAACATGTATCTTTTAAACAACGATCTAATCACGACTGGCGAACACGCTTTTCTAACAAGAACAGGTTGGGTTGCCGCTGACGGCGGCGAAAGTCGTAAATCTGGTCCATGGAGAGAAGTTATAACTGATAGTGTCGGTAGTACAAGAATGATGAAGGTTCCCCAAAATCTCCTCGTGCGGGACATGAAAGTTGGAGACAAGATTATTTGTGGTGACGGTTTCAAAGAAATTACTTCAATCCAGCAGTTATTTGATATCAATTTAGACGATCGTATAACAACACTAGTTACAGGTTCTGATATGATTATTCAAGGTGGATTGGTTGTTAGCGCTTGGACAACTTCTTGGTATGATCAAAACATCGATATAAATAGATTGTACAAGGAAATAACTGGGGAAATAGATTACACAGGAAAGGCAGTAATATGTTAAAACCACCTCCTCTTAGAAAAGACAGTTTAGGTTGTTTCCTAGATGGTATGAAAGTGCTGATGGCTGATGGTACACAGAAAAACATTGAAGATATTAATGTCGGTGAACGTGTAGCGTGTCATTTTAATGGCTCGGCTAAAGTTGTTGGTAAAAGAGTTGGTCATGCTGGTTATAATAACATGTATCTTCTAAACAACGATTTTATCACAACTGGTGAACACGTTTTCCTAACACGCTCGGGTTGGGTATCCGTAGACGGTGAAAAGAAAACAAGACAGCAGGGGCAATGGAGAGAAATTGTAACTGATAATAATGGTAGCACTAGATTACTAAAAATTCCACAAAATCTAGAAGTAAGAAAAATGATGATTGGAGATAAAATTGTTTGTGGCGATTCATACAAACAAATAACTTCTATCAAGCAACTTTTTGATATTGATTTTACTGCTCATGTAACTACTCTCGTAACTGGATCTAACATGATTGTTCAAGGTGGTTTGGTTGTTGGTGGTTGGCCAACAAGTTGGGGAACTGAAATGAGCATGGACTCTGACAGACTCTTTAAAGAAATTACAGGACAAGTGAATTCTGAGGGAAAGTGGTATGACGACTAAACTTACGTCAACAGGAATTGTTTTTAACGATTCTTCAACAATTACTACAAGGAATGGTGGTAATCAGGGTCCGCCTGGACCAGCGGGTGGAACAGGACCTACTGGCGCAGCCGGTCCTGCAGGACCACCTGGACCTCCAGGACCACCGGGACCTCCGGGCGGGACTCCGTGCGCTTGTTTCTTAGATGGCACGAAGGTATTGATGCTTAATGGTTTTGAAAAGAACATTGAAGACATTAAAGTTGGGGACCGTATTGCCTCGCATGTAAATGGTTCTGTAGAAGTTGTAGCAAAGAAATCGGGATCAGTCGCTTACAATAACATGTACCTCTTGAACGGCAGTTTAATCACAACTGGTGAGCACGCCTTTCTAACAAGAACAGGTTGGGTTGCAGCTGATGGTGGTGAAAGTCGTAAATCTGGTCCATGGCGTGAGGTTCAAACGGACGATCTTGGTAGCACAAACCTTTTAAAGATTCCTCAGAATCTTTCAGTAAGACATATGCAGATTGGTGATAAAATTATTTGTGGGGACTCATATAAAGAAATTACCTCAATCGAGCAGTTATTTGATGTCAATTTTGATGATCGTATAACAACATTAATCACAGGCTCCGATATGATTATTCAAGGAGGATTAGTTGTTAGTGCTTGGACAGCAAGTTGGGGCACAGATTCACAAATGGATACAAGTAGACTCTTCAAAGAATTGACGGGTAAAGTTGACTATACTGGGAAATGGTTATACTAGATGACTACTAAGATTACATCCACTGGCATAGTATTTAATGATTCGACTACCGTGACGTCTAAGTCTGACGCTACTGGTCCGAATGGTCCATCTGGACCAACAGGTCCACAAGGTCCACAGGGTCCTGCAGGTCCTCCAGGTCCACCTGGACCTCCAGGACCGCCTTCAGATAAAAGATTGAAGAATATTGGAGACGCCATTTCTTCCGCTGTAGCTAAGATTAAGACTTTAGATGTTTTTCGTTTTACGTATAATGAGTTGGCTCAAAGTCGTGGGTTAGATAGCGCAGACCATATTGGTCTTAATGCACAACAGCTAGGAGAATTGTTTCCAGAAGCCGTAAGATCGCACAATATAAATCTAGAGGGTGAAGATTTTCTTGCTGTAAACAATGATGATTTAATTCCAATTCTCGTTAAATGTATTCAAGAATTAACAGAAAGAGTTGAAGAATTAGAAACTAAAGAATAAGGATTATTATGCGTGAAGATTTGAAAGAGGATTGGGAAAAAGTCCAATCATTTGATATGAGTGAAATTGCTAGGATGTTTGCATGGAAACATAATGTTCCATATTCATATACTTACTTAGCATGTGAAGAGATGCGTAAATATCTGTTTATGTGTAAGCATAGACCGCAAGATGTTAAAGTTGGATTAGCTGCAAATATTATTGATTATGTTTGGCATTATTTTTTAATTTGTACACCTGAGTGTAAGGATTTTGGTGAAAATTATCTGGGTAGAATCACGCAACATAATCCAGTGAAGTATTGGGCAGAGGGTGCTGATGAAGGAAAAGAATATCCACAACCAATGCACTTTCAGGCTGCTATTGAATATGAAAAAATATTTGGGGAAAAAGTTCCTGGAGAATTTTGGACTGGGATACCCCAAGAGTTTTGTCAAGATCGGTACATGCCTGGAGGGGTTTCGTGGAATGCCCAATTATCTCTAGCTGATGGTGGTTGGAAATATATCTCGGAGATTGAAATTGGAGATGAAATTATCGGACCTCGTAGTGAAGTTACAAAGGTAAAAGGTATATCTTGTTGGGGTAGTACAGATAAGGATAAATATATAAAATTTAGTAGTGCTGAATGGTTCATTTCCGATACGTTGCCAATGTTAGCAGGGTTTGCTGAATCAAATACTGAATCGGGCGGTGAAAGCGTTGTAGTTAAAAATAAGCATGCTTATAATAAATCTTTAAGCGTACCAATTCCAATTTCGTTATCAGATAGAGACTATGCAGTTTTGGAGATCGATGTTGAAGAGGCTAAGAAGAACTCTGAAAAATTTAAGTTATATAGAGCAAGCGGGATGGATGAACATTCACCAAAGTTTGGAACTGAAATGTATTTGTTGTTTACAGAAGATGGTGGATTTAGAATCAAGTATGGACCAAGCGTATTAACGCCAAAAATATAGGAAATAAAAAAAATGGCTTTTAATTCTAATAACATTATATACTTCGGAACTTCTAGTTTTGAAGTTACTGTTAATGGTTATGCATTTAGATTTAGCTCAATTGTGAATATTCTAGCTGGTATGAATATTGCTGAGGTTTATTGGAACGGAACAACTGGTCATAAGCTCGGATTTGATGGTACTTCAACGACATTAACAAATATCGATGAGTTCGCTGATATTATTGAAGCAGCACAGCTTTGGGGTGGATGGCGTTGGCAAGGATGTTGTCTCTGGAACATTCCTTTGAGAACAAATCTCTATGGAGATACTGATAATAGTGTGCAAACAATAATCAAAGCTAGGTCCTACGAACCTTCAATTCTACAATACACCGGATCGTCTATAAGATCCGCAGATTTCTTTTCAGAAACAGGTGAATCCTCTTTCGAAGTCCCTAGCGACTTGCTTTTCCAGTGGTATGATGCAGCAACAAATCAGTCTTATAAGATCCAGGCTAATGGAACTAAAACAACCACAACTTGGGATCAAGGTAAGAGGGTTTATGAGGGAATTGGTACGTGGGGATCAGCTAATCTAGATTTTGATGTATTTAATCAGTAATACAAGGATATAATTATGAATGAAAATTTTGTTTGTTATGATAAGTTTCTAACTTCTGACGAATGTGATGATATTGTAGCACTTGCTAAAGATATTGATGAAATTGATGCCAAAATTGGAACTTCCAATAACTTTGGCGAAGTAAATGATATTCGAAGAAGTCTCGTCAAATGGATTGATCGCGCGCGGCATGGTCATGATTTTGAATGGTTGTTTACAAAGATGAATGAGTTTACAGCAAAGGTTAATAACCAGTATTTTGATATTGATTATAGATATGATGGTTGTGTAGCTTTTCAATATACGGTTTATCATGGGCATAATGAGGGATGGTACGATCAACATATTGATCATTTTATGCCTGGAACTTGGCCAGATGCGAGAAAAATTTCATTCACTGTTCAATTAACTGATCCAGAAGAATATGAAGGTGGTGAATTGACTTTTAGGGATACTACTAATCAACCACCAGAGTTTATGAAAAATAAGGGAAGTATTTGTTATTTTCCTTCTATTCAATATCATGGAGTGAGTCCTGTAACATCTGGAACCAGAACATCTCTCGTGGGTTGGTATAGAGGACCACAGTGGCGTTGATTTGATAGAGTACTCCCTCTATTTCTTTATTATAAATATATAGAAATAAAGCATACTTGAGGGATGTAACATGGCTACTAAGTCTAATCTTACTATTGACCAGGGATCAGATTATAATATCACGATAGATCTCACGACAGCAAATGGTTCAGCTATGGATCTTGCTGGATATACTGGTAGATCACAAATGCGCAAAAGCGCATCTTCATCCACGGCGAAAGACTTTACGATATTGGTTGCAAACACTGGTTCCGTTACTCTTTCTATGACAGCAGACTATACAGCCAATATTACAGCTGGTAGGTGGTTGTATGATGTTGAAGTCGTGTCCACCACCGATGTTGTAACACGCGTTCTTGAAGGAATTGTGACTGTAACTCCAGAAATGACACGATAGGAGTTCAGCATGGTCGACGCTGTTGTTAGACAGAACCAAACTCTAGCAGCTCAAATCCGGCAAGCCGGAGATGTTATTGTCCCCGTGCGTGCAGCTCTTGGTGCAGCTATTGCTGTAGAAGATTTGACTACCGTCACTACTCCCGGAAAAGAAAACAATGCAACACTTGTTTGGACTGAATCCACACAAAAATATGAAGTGAAAAAACTGAATTTGGATGGAGGTACTTTCTAAGTGACCGATAATATCATTCAAATTAAACGATCTGACAGTACTGATACGCCAAATACAGGATCTCTTTCATTTGGTGAGCTTGCATATTCATTCTCGTCAAATGCCATGTTTATTGGCACAAGCGCCAATACAGTTATTGAGATTGGTGGTGGCTCCTATGTTGGATTGCTAGATCATTCTCCAGGTACTTTAACAGCTGAGTCAGCTATTATTGTTGACGCTAATTCAAGCATCGATGTATTATCTGTTGAGAGTTTTAGGATCCAAAGTTCTGGTGGGTCAACAGAATATATAACAGAGATAGTAAACGAAATTACTACAAGTGTTGCTAACACTGAACTTGCTACAGCATATGCTATTAAAAAATATGTTGATGAGAAGGCAAGTTCAAATGTTGCAATCGCTGGTGGTACGATTACTGGTGTCACAATCAGTGGTTTAAATTCTCCACTTGATGTAGCAGATGGTGGTACGGGTACAACCACCTTTACTGAAAATGGAATAGCATACGCAAGCAATAGTTCTATTCTTGACTTTTTAACTGGAGCCAACGGAGACGTTTTACAGATCTCGAGCAACTCTCCAACGTTTGGCGGAATTGATGGAGGCGACTATTAATGATTGAAGATAATGAAGTTTTGAAAATATACTGTGACAAACAAAAAGTTATGATTGCAGATCTCGTTTCAAAAGTATTAATGTTGGAAACTAAACTTGAATTTCTTGAAGCACAACGCAAAGTTGACATTGAGAAATTTGTGAAAGAGGATGTCGAATTTAACAGTGAAATTAAGAAGAAAGAAAATATAAATACTAAAAAACCCAATAATAATGGTCGAACTGGCCAGTTAAGATAGGAGACGTCTAAATGGCTTCCACAATTCAAATTAAGAGAGGTACCGGTGCACCAGGAAGCCTGAATAACGGCGAGCTTGCGGTTGACATTGGTAACGAAATACTCTATGTTGGTAACTCCACAAATGGTGTTATTGAGCTTGCAAGAAATACAGTTGATGGGCTAGATCTTGTTGGTGGTGGTAACACTGTTACAATTTCTGCGCCAGGTAACGTTGAGGCTTATACTCTCGTACTTCCAGTCAACGACGGAGCCACAGATCAAGTCTTAACAACAGATGGTAGTGGTAATCTATCCTGGCAAGCTGGCGGTGAAGTTTTTATCACAGGCACGCCATCTGATGGTCAAGTTACTGTTTGGACAAGTGGGACGAATATCGAGGGCGACGCAGCACTCACGTTTGACACTTCAACAGACACCCTATCAATTGGTGCAACCAATGACGGTACTTTGTCAATTGGTGGCGTCACAGTTATCAATAACGGTGGAGCTGGTGCGGTTGAACTTGGTGGAATTGATTCACTTGATGCGACAACTGAAGCAACAATCGAAGCTGCAATTGACACGCTAGGAAATCTAACATCTGCTTCAAGCCTAGCAACTGTTGGTACAGTTACAAGCGGCACATGGTCTGCAAATTATGGTGATGCTCTTATTCAGGACCTAGCTGATATTAGTGGAACTTCTACTGGAGCGGATGAAGTTATTGTTAGTACTGGCATTGGTACATTTGCTCTTGAATCTGGGGCTACTCTCAGAACATCCTTAGGTCTAGCAATTGGCACAGATGTTCAGGCATATGACGCAGAACTCGCTGCTCTTGCTGGTCTTACATCTGCCGCTGACAAGCTACCATACTTCACTGGTTCTGGTACAGCGGCTGTAGCTGACTTCACCTCATTTGCAAGATCGATCCTAGATGACGCAGATGCTGCTACAGTAAGAACGACAATTGATGTTGATCAGGCTGGTACAGATAACTCAACAGACGTAACACTTGCTGGTTCACTCGACTATATCACAATTATTGGTCAGGAAATCACAAGAAACGCCATTGATCTTACTACTGACGTAACTGGGACACTTCCAGTTGGCAATGGTGGTACAGGTGCAACAACTCTAGCAAGTAACGGTATCTTAACAGGTAACGGCACATCAGCAATTCAGTCTGAAACCAATCTAACCTTTGATGGATCTACACTATCTGTTACTGGTGACGTTTCTGTTACAGGCGATCTTACGGTTGCTGGTAATACAACCTTTACTGATTCTACAACAGTTTCAATTGAAGACTCACTACTCAAGTTAGCTGCTAACAATGTTAACACAGATACTGTTGACGTTGGTTTCTATGGCGTGTATAATGAGAGTGGTGTTAAGTATTCAGGTATCTTTAGAGATGCTTCTGAATCAGGTAACGTATTTAAGGTTTGGGG